TTAGAAAATAGAGATCGCAAATATGATGACAGCGTTTATCAAATGCGTGGTATATATCGTATCAATGACAACGACTTTGACCTAACACAGTTTGGTTTATTCTTAACCAGTGATACTCTGTTTATTGTTTTCCACTTAAATGACATGGTCGAAACTATGGGTCGTAAGATCATGGTTGGCGATGTAATTGAATTACCGCATTTAAGAGATTTTTATCCTCTAGATCCAGATGACATTGTACCAGCCGCACTTAAACGTTATTATGTTGTACAAGATGCCACCAGGGCCGCAGAAGGATTTGCTCCAACTTGGTACGGGCACTTGTGGCGTGTTAAAGTGCAACCGTTGGTTGATTCACAAGAATACAAAGATATACTTGATAATATCAAAGCAGGCGAAAACACTGACAATAATATAGGTGACCTGCTTAGTACATTTGATAATTATCAAAATGTCAACGAAAAAATTGTTGAGCAAGCAGAAAGTGATGTTCCTGAATCAGGTTATGATACTACTAGTATATGGGTACAGCCTGTAACAGAAGATGGAAAACCAGGACATGTGTCAACTGTTGATGCTAGTGATAGTGATGGTTCACCGGATGCTAGTGATAGTGACGGCGACATAGATGCTAGTGATGCGTCGACAACTCCAAGTCTTAAAGTATCAGGATACCTAACAGGCGATTCACTACCTCCAAATGGTTTCGCTGTACAAACTGGATTAAGTTTCCCAAGTACTCCGCAAACAGGAGCATATTTCTTAAGGTTAGATTACTTACCTAATAGATTATTTAGATATGACGGTAAGAGATGGACAAAAGTAGAGGATGATGTGAGAACTTCATTGACACCAGGTAGTACTAACGAAACACAACGTAGTGGCTTCGTTAACAACACAGAAAAATACATGTCAGGTCGTATTGGATATGATGCTATCAGAGCGTCTGAGCCATATGCAATTCCTGGTAACACTATAACAACATCATTTAGTATGAGCAGTAAGTTGATCGAAACTTCTCTTGCTTACACTAGCACTAATGGTGTAAGAACTCAACTCAATGGATTTAAAGTTAACAACACAATGTCCAACAGCAGTGGCAATACCACAATTACTATTACAAGTAATGTAAGTATTGTTAGTGGCGACCTAATAGAATATGCAGTATTTGAAAATACAGATGCAGAACGTGTAGGTCTGAGTCAAGCATTGAAACCAACGGCGGATTAATATGGCACAACAGTTTTTCTATGATGGACAGATAAGAAGATTTATTGTACAGTTTATTCGTATAGTAAGTAACTTTCAAGTTGAATTTGGCAAAGACCGTACAGGCAACACTACCTTACAAACTGTTCCAGTGTTTTATGGGGACAGTAGTAAACAAGTTGCTAACATACTAAGAAATAACAGCGAAAGTACTATGCAGACTGTGCCTAGTATGGCTGTTTATGTTAACGCTTTAAACTACGATAGAGAGCGTGTACAAGAACCTAATTTTGTTAGTAAGATGAATGTTAGGCAAAAGTTTTATAATGAAGACACACAAAGTTATGAGAATAGACAAGGTGATGCGTTTACTGTTGAGCGCCATATGCCTGTACCATATAGATTAGAAATGAAACTTGATATATGGACATCAAACACAGAACAAAAATTACAATTAATTGAACAATTGGGCACCTTGTTTAACCCGGCATTGGAAATACAAAGCACAGACAACTACATTGATTGGTCCAGTTTAAGTGCAGTATTCTTAACAGGAGTTAATTGGTCATCACGTTCAGTTCCTGTTGGCACAGAAAATCCAATTGATGTTGCTACGTTAACTTTTGATTTACCAATTTGGATTTCAGCACCATCCAAAGTTAAAAAACTTGGAGTCATACATAAAATTATTGCTAGTGTATATGATGGTACTGGTGATTTAGATTTGTCAATTGCAGACGGTACTAAACTGTTAGGTGATAGACAATACTTTACTCCATTAGATTATGGAGTTATTCTATTAGGCAATCAGCTACAGTTGTTACGTGTAGAACAAATGGCTGACCCAAGGGATCCAACAGCACTACCACAAACTAAATTAGGTAGTGTTAAAGAAAATTGGAAAGATTTAATTGGTGTGTATGGCGACTTAACCAATGGATTTACCCAAATTAGACTAGAAATGGACAACGGTGATGAGGTAGTAGGAACTGTTGCATATCACCCAAGTGACCCACACATACTATTGTTTACGCCAGATGTTGATACATTGCCAGTAAACACTGTAACTTCTGTAACTTCAATTATTGATCCGACTGCGGCTACTACTCCTGATAAGGTAGCGGCTAAAATAACAGGCACAAGATTTTTATTATTAGAAGCAATTGGCGATTTCGAGGGTATAGCAGGTTACGGTCCGGAAGTTTGGCAAGGAACTGGTGGTGAAGATATTATTGCTAATGCCTATGACATCATTGAGTGGGACGGTACTAAGTGGAATGTTACATTTGACAGTGAGCAAGAAAAGAGTGTACAATATACTACTAATCTAACAACTGGAGTTCAATATAAGTGGACAGGAAGTCAATGGGTCAAGAGTTACGAGGGCGAGTACAAAAACGGACTATGGACTCTAGTCCTTTAGAAAGTGTTGGTGCGTTTATCTATTGCACTACAACCAAAAGATATCTATTTGTTTTAAGAAATTCACACAAATTTGAAGGCAGTTGGGGATTACCTGGCGGCAAAGTAGAGCGTAATGAATCCACTACCGAAAGCCTTTTAAGAGAGATCGAAGAAGAACTAGGAGGCACTATCCGTGATGCCAAACTAATTCCAGTAGAAAAATTTACCAGTGAAAATGGCAATTTTGTATATCACACATTTATGGCTCCCGTTGACTCAGAGTTTGCTCCAGAATTAAATCATGAGCATCGAGGATACTGTTGGGTAAGATTAGAAGATCACCCTCGTCCGTTACATCCAGGAGTTTATCGTACTATAAACTTTGATGCAGTGGCACAAAAAATTAAAACTCTAGAAGCAGTTTTATAGTCAAAATAAAAGCACCCAAAGGTGCTTTTATCTTATTGCTTAATAATCATTTAGTCTATTATAGATCGTTGTTTAAAACAAACTCTCTAGTATTTATTTGACTAAAGTTTGGTAGTGTTTTCCAACTTGCGTGTACTGGTAATTTTCCTGTCTTAGATACTAAAACAAATTCAACATCGTCATATACTGACATAACTGTTGCTCTATCTTGTGCCCAAGTGTTTGAATCTTTTACAGTTGTTTTTCCAGGAGTTTCATAGGCATCATACCCATTGGTTCCTGCATAAACATTGTAATTAAACCCAGGAGTGTCATGTCCTTCCATGCCTACCATGTAAACTTTTCTATGTCCATCAAAACATGCAGTTCTTAATGCAATTGTTCCTGCATCTGAATGCACGTTGTGTGGAATAAGATAAAATTTACCAGGATGCTGTTTCATACATACATGATCAGTATAAACTACGTGACTTTCCCTGTATGCGTGGCCAGCAACTTCTGTACATATATCGTGACTGGTAACAATTAAAAAGTCTGGTTGCAAATCTCTATATGCCGCATTACATCCATAAGTTTGGAATGTGTCAGCACCTAATAGGCCACTGTGATGGCCTATCAGTTTATTAAGATCTACATCGTTTCTAGTTAATCCATTACCTATAACAACCGCTTTATTGGAAATCTGATTATTAGTAACTTGATTGCTAACAGTCTCAGACGTAAACATCCATTTCTGTCCTTCAAGTCTTCCTTCCACAACTACGTCCTCTTCAACGTAGTTGTTTCTGTATATTTTCTCTACTAATAACATATTATTTTCCTATTAGTTATTATACACGAATGTATGTTGGTTGGAATTTAACAGTTGTACTAGCTTCAGGACCTGTTACTCTTAATCGTACATTACCTGTATCAATATCAGCTGTGTATGTCCATGAATCAGTTCCAGTAGCAATAACACCGTATGTAGTAATGGTTGCTGTTGAACCATCATGTACTAACATTACTTCTGCTGTTTCCCATTCATCTCCAGCGGCATTTTCTGCTATAATAACATATTTTGCCAATCTGTATGCTGATGTTGCAAATGAGTCAAGTGTAGTAACACTAGCACCAACTGTAACACCTGTTTGGTCAACAATGATGTCAACACCTTCAGTAGCACTAACACTAATACTTGATGTATTGTCTGCTAACTGAGCAACTGTAGTAGTTGTAGTT